GTCCAATTGTTCGGCGTCCCCGATAGGGATTTGATCACGTTTTGCTCATTCCAACAAATACCCTTATTTGGGTTGCTTTGTTCATGCTGCAGTCCAATGGCGTGGCCTAATTCATGCAAGCAAACATCAAGCCCATCCCATCCAACGTTTAGCGTGGCTGTGCTTGCGCCTGTGATGCTTTTAGCGTCCGTCCCAATGTAAGACCAGGAGCCGTTGCCGTCATCAAAGCGAACGCGAATGTCAGCCTTTCCGGTGTTAATGTAGCTGAATTGAATACCACAGCTTTTTGACCATTCCAAAGCGGCCTGTCTAAAGTGCGCCTCCCTGGTTGCATTTTTATTCAAAAATCGGACGGTTAAAACGGGTTGCTTTCCAGGCCAATACCGCCCGAAAGATCCAACGGCCCGTTTGGCGCCCTTGACTTCAATGCTTTTGCAAAAGTGGGTTTCCGGCACTGAATCAGATTGGACAAAGTGGATAATCTGAGCCGGTGGCATACCGCCCTTTGTGATTTCGGGCTCACCGCATCCAAAGAACATCCCGAATCCAAGCGCCCACGACAAACCTATCATTAAAAGGAAGTAAATATGCTTTTTCATTTTTATGAATTGAAAGTTGAAAAAAGGCCCTGCCACGTTTGACAAGGCCCTGATTACCGTATGTAATCTCATGTACGAAGAATGAGATTCGCACCCATAAGGGAACGGCCTTTGTTTCTTTAGGCTCTTTTTATGAGCTAATTTTTTTTAATAACAAGGTAGTAAACCAGGGACAGTATCGAAACCCCGGCGGTAACAATTTGCCCCCAGTTTTTTGCTGCAATTGCTTGCGCTAAATCTTGAAGCCCTGGAACAAGATCGGCAAACTTTGGCAGGATTGATACAATCAACGCCGAAAGGTAAGCCCAGTTGTTCGGGTCTCCAATCCAGCTTTTACCAGTTGTTAGTTTTGCATTTTTGATCCAGGTTCTAAGGCCAAATGTTGCGCCAATCAATCCGCTAATTACGCCGCCAATTTGGGCCGCAAGTTCGCCCGACATACCACCAAAAATTGAGGTGATAAGTAGGATTGCAATGGCGTAGATGTTTGTCCCCTCAAGGGATTTTGAAATTTGCTTTTGCATGATTTTGAATTAATTTTAGTAGTTAATCGGATCACTTGCCCGCATAGCGGCGGGCGGTTTCCGTGTTTCTTTTGTTTTTAGCAGAGCATCAATACGGGCTGAAACCGCCCAAAATGAATCCTTTGCATCGGTTAATTCAGATTTTGCCTCGCTAACCTTTTGGCTGGCTTCGTGGGCGCATACTTTCGGACAGTCTGCGCGCTTTATCATTGACTGATGCCCGCACGTAAACTGCAAGGCAAGCAGAACAGCAACAAAAAAAAGAGTAATTCGCCTCATTTTATCTTTTACGTTTTTTTAGGCTTTGCTCGATTTCTAGCAGCCTGTTTTTGTAAATTTCAACTTGGTTACGGATTTCGTTTGCAACCTCAATAGCCATCTTTCGCTCCTGCTCATTAAGCCGTTCTGACATCTCAGACATTTTCAAATTTACAGCTGCAATAACCTTATCTTTTTCAATGATAATGTACTGCTGGTAAATTATAGCCATGACCATTAGCGACATAACCGTTGCCACAGTGTTGCGCACAAATTCCCGGCTCAAGTCTTTTAGGTTAGTCATTAATGAAGCGAATTACTTTTTTTGATTAAAAGAATTTCCAGATTGCAAAGGCGGACAATAAAGCGGCAATAAAAACAATGATGAAAAACTTTTCAATTCCTGATGAATCATACCACTCAAATGCAATCCGTTTCCGATTTGCGACAATTGCAATAATGAGCAAAGCCGCCAAAGCCTGGGTAATCATTTAATTGGGTTTTTGGCCGTCGGCCTTCAGCTTTACCAATTTTTCAATCGATTCGATTCTTTCGCTTGAATCCTTTAATAAGGCTTTTGCGGCTTTAGTATCAGATTCGGCCTTTACCTTCTGTTTTTCCAAAAAAGCGTTCCATTCCGCTTGCGAGCGAAATAGGATTGCCGTTTCGGTTGTTTTGGGTCGTGGATTGTCCTTTGTCGGAATTTCCGTGATGCGCTGCACAAGGAAAAACGAATCAGGAGACGGGGCCACAATCTCAAAAACCAATGTCGCCGTTGGCGTTGCGGTTACGGCTGGCTTTTGGGCCGTTTGGCCTTTCGCAATGGTGCTGAAAAATAAAATTGCGAAGATGACTGAAAAAAAGCTGTTGAATTTCATGTGAAAAAATTTTAAGTGAAAAATAATACAGCAAAGGTATTTTTTTTCTTTTAAAAGTAAAGGGTTATGCGTGCATATCCAACGCCTCCATCTCCACCTTTACCGCTGTTTCCCGTATTATCTACCGCCGCGCCGCCGCCGCCGCCGCCGCCACCTCGCGCCCCGTTACCCCCTGCGCCTCCGTTACCTGTATTATGTGATCCCCCACCAGACCCCCCAGAGCCAGATAGTTGGCCACTTACTGGATCATTTCCATTAACACCAGCACCTCCTCCAGCTACACCAGCATTTATCCCCAATACTATTTGATAGTAACATACTCCAGAAGCCCCTCCTGCACTCTGGACATTTGCAGTGCTAATGCCCCCACCGCTACCGCCACCCGACGAGTTTATAGTGCTTGTAGCTGCACTTGCATTTCCAGCTAATCCCGTTGCTGATGAGCCGGCTCCAGCCGCTCCACCAAACATTGCTCTTGTGCCGCCACCGCCACCTGCGGCAGCTCCATTCGATCCACCGCCACCCCCACTACCCCCTTGCGCCCGGGATATAACTGTTCCAGCGGTTGTTTCTAATTGAGTATTTCCCCCTACAAGCCCCGCATTTCCGTTCGTAGAGTTTGCAGCTACAGCTGCTCCTCCAGTTCCCCCGGCCCCCACATCAACTCGAAGTTGATTGGGGCTTCCAAGTTCATTTATGCTAAACGTTTGCTGTGTTATACCACCGCTACCGCCACCGCCACCGCCTGACCTTACTGTTCCCGCTAATCCCTTTCTACCTGACCCAGCTCCACCACCAGCACCTACCCCATTAAACTCTAGTGTTTTTACCCCGGGCGGTATGTCAAAATTAGTATCAGACTGCGAGGTTGTGTATTCGTAAACAATGCTACTTTGAGTATGAGTAGAATTACCTATACATCTCCACCTTTCATTTGTGACATCATATTGCAAAATTATACCCCCATTTACAGGGATATAGTGAGTAGGGTTTTGAAGATAAAATCTATTCTCAGACAGTGAGTTAACATCCTCATGCGTTATTTTGAACGTTGCCGTGCCTACATTTTGTAGGATAATAACCCTACCATCTGCACCACCGGAAAGGCCCGTTATTGTGCTTACGGCAGTTGGCTGCACCCTTATTGTTGAAGAGATTGCGAGGTCAGTAGGGTTATAGTTGTTTTGGTCAACGGCAAAGCTGGCAGGCGAAATTTCCCCTGGTAGGTTAAAATTCTCTTTGGCCGCATCTACTGTGTAAACTCCTCCAGCTCCGCTGTCTGTTACTTTTACGTTGTTTCCTGCTGTAAAAATTCGCTCATTTGTAAGCGTGGCGTTTGCTGCAAGTACCAAGTATTGTGCATCAACTGGAGCTCCGCCACCGCCACCGCCTGGAGGCTCAGGCTCCCAATTGCTTGTCGCATTATTCCATGTAAGAACATCGCCATCCGCCGCGCCATTTTGTTTTATAATATCAGGGTCAAGACCCTCAGATTTTACAATTGTTCCACCAGGGCTTTGCATTAAAATCGTGGCCTCATTCTCAAAGGCATTCGGAACCGTCTGTACGCTTACGCTATCCCCAATTAGCCCTAAGTTATTATTTGCCCATATTGTAAGGCCATTTGTGGATCGAATAATAAACTCTTGATCTGCAAAACTTGTCAAAAGTGAATCACCAGATCCGCCATTTTTTAGAGATACGAAATCGGGCTCCGTACCGGCTGCCACTTCTACCCTGAATGGAACAAGCCCGCCGTTGTTGTCCGTAGCCCGGTAAAATGTTTGTTGATTTGTGATGGTTGAGCGCGTGACGGACGGTATAGTACCATTACCGCCATTACCGCCATTACCTCCGTAAAAGCCGTTTCCATCGGCTGATCCGGTTGCGGATATTTGGATATTATTACCAACAGGCGTAAGTGTTACGTTTGTGCCAGCCGTGTAAATATCTTTCACGGCTTCTACGTCTGGAAGGCTTCGAGGGTTTGCAATAAGCGAAGGACCATAATCCCCTGCGTACTCCATGCCAATTTTTACAACACGCCCGTCTGTAATTTTTACCGTGTTTGAAGTGCTTTGAATGTCAAAATTTACATCTCCTGCAATAGTATGCAAGTAGTCGTCTGTCAGGAAATTTACATCGCCCCCGTTAAAAAACATATGGCTTTCCTCCAGGTCGGTCCTTGAAAGAATGTAAGGAACTTGAAGGCCAATGGCAGTATTGTTGATAATACCGTTGTACGCCCGATCACCTGCACCGTCGTTTGATTGAAAACCAACACCGCTATTTGTAGCGGCCTCATCAAATAATGCCTCAAAAGCCAGCTCAAAAGGTTGACCCGTGTATGTTGCCTGCGTATTAGCCGGAACTACACCATCACCAACATAAAGGCTGTTTGAGCTAAATGTAAGATCGTTTCCAGACCTTACTATTGTAGCGCCAGTTCCCTGTGTTATTGTTACATCCGTTCCGGTGCTTGAGTTTAGCGTGTAAACAGGCCCGGCCCCGGTAAACGTGAGGTCAGTTGCGCCACCACTTGCCGCAATTGTAACGATGCCGTCAAGGCCCGTGCCTGAAGTGGAAAGTGTAATATTTGCGCCCTCAACTAATTTGATACTACCGCCCGTATTGCTAAGTGTGGCCGTGTGACTTGTTGCGTCTGAAGCATTGCTGATAGTTTGTAATTCGTTTGTAGTGCTACCATCCACCTCAGTAGCCGTCAACGTAATTTGTCCACCGTTACCGCTTGCGGTTTCTGAAATTGAAAGGATGCCCGCCGCATTTACGGTAACGCCTACACCCGTGGAGCTATTTGTCAATAGAACTGCGCTTGTGCCGCTTCCAGCGCCAACACCTAGTAATCCTTCATTTGATATACTTCCGTCAACCTCTGTAGATGTTACGGTAAAATTTGGGTATGTCCCGGTAACTACCGAAATGCCAGCCCCGGTTATGGAGACGGTTTGATCGGGTGAGTTGTTGGTTAATGTAATTGATCCACCGTTTGCGCTGGTTACCTCCGAAATGGAAAGCCCGGTTGAAACATTTATAGTAACTGCATTGGCGCCCGAAGTTGTGGAAAGCAGTGTGGCGCTTGTTCCACTGCCCGCCCCAATTCCTAAAGTTCCTTCATTGCTGATTGAGCCGTCAACCTCCGTCGAGGTTATTGTAAAGTTCGGATAGGTTCCGGTCACATTGGTAATTCCGGCCCCCGTCAATACCACCGTCTGATCTGGTGAGGTATTTGTGATGGTCAGGATTCCGTCAAGGCCCGTGCCTGTTGTTCCAAGTCCGATGCCAGTTCCTTCAACAAACTGTGTAGATCCTCCAGTGTTTGATAGGGTAGTTGTATGAGTGGTTGAAGTGCTTGAGTTGGCCAGTGTTTGCAGCTCATTTGTTACTGAGCCGTCAACCTCCGTACCCGTAACCGTAAAATTGGGATAAGTGCCTGTGACAACGTTTATCCCTGCACCCGTAATTGAAACGGTTTGATCCGGTGAGGCATTTGTCAAGGTAATCACGTTCCCGGCCTCCGAAATTGAAAGCCCGGTTCCGGCTGTTACCGTTACGCCGGTGCTACCCGACGTGTTTGAGTTGATTATTGACGTTGTTCCAGATCCGGCCCCGACCGTCAAAGACCCCTCATTTGAGATGTTCCCGTCAACCTCAGTGCCGGTAATGGTGAAACTAGGGTAAGTACCCGTAACCGCATTGATACCGGCCCCTGTCAAAACAACAACCTGATCTGGTGCTGAGTTTGTGACGGTCAATTCGTTTACCGACCTGGAAAGAGAAATTCCCGTGCCTTGCGCAAATGTTACGTCCGTACCCGTACTTGAATTTAGCGTGAACGGCGAACTTGCCCCGGTAAAGGTTAGATCCGTACCGCCGCCAGAGGTTGCGGCAATCGTGATAATTCCACCCGATTCAGTGACCGTTACGTTTGCGCCTCCCTCGATCGTTACGGGTGTGCCGCCGGATGTGTTTGATACAATGGTTGAACTGTTTGCGCCCCCGGCTCCTACACTTAGGCTACCTTCATTACTTACCGATCCGTCTACCTCTGTTCCGGTAATCACAAGGCTATTTAGACCGGCGTTGTATGTGGTTGAAATTATGCCGTCTCCCTCAAACGTTACGGTTTGGTTTGAAATAATTTCCGTGTCGCCCACGTCGCCTTGAATTGTCCAGGCTTCATTGGTAACAGATCCATCAACCTCCGTTGCGGAAATTGTCATGTTTGACCCCGACGCGGTAACGGTTACGATGCCGCCCTCCGTTATTGTAACGTCCGTGCCCGTGGAGCTTGTAAGGGTAATTGGTGATGTTGTTCCGGTGTATCCAAGATCAGTACCAGAACCGCCACCGCTTGCCGCAATCGTTACAATTGCGTCCAGTCCGGTTCCGCTTGTTGTGATGGTTACATTTGATCCTTCCACAAATTGAATGCTACCCCCGCTATTTGAAAGCGTTGCCGTGTGACTTGTTGCGTCGCTTGTGTTGGAAATGGTTTGTAGCTCATTCGTAGTGCTACCATCGACTTCCGTTCCCGTAATGGTAAAGTTCGGATATGTGCCTGTAACGGCATTGATACCCGCGCCCGTGATTGCAACAACCTGATCCGGTGAGGTGTTGGTGATGGTTAAAATACCATCCAATCCGCTCCCGGTTGTTGCAAGTCCAATACCTGTACCTTCAACAAATTGAGTGGAGCCCCCGGTATTGGAAAGCGTTGTTGTATGCGTGGTTGATGTTGACGAATTTGCAAGGGTCTGTAATTCGTTTGTAATGCTACCGTCTACCTCCGTGGCGGTTAAAGTTACTTGGCCACCGTTTGCGCTCGTTGTTTCTGAAATGGTAAGGATACCGGATACATTCACGGTAACGCCTACACCTGTCGAGGTGTTGGTTAATAAAACGGCGCTTGTTCCTGATCCCGCCCCAACGCCAAGCAAGCCCTCATTCGTTACTAACCCATCCACCTCAGTTGAGGTAATTGTGAAGCTAGGATAAGTACCCGTGACATTTGTAATGCCTGCGCCCGTAAGTACAACGGTTTGGTCAGGTGCGGAGTTGGTCAGTGTGATTTGCCCGCCGTTCGAGCTTGCGGTTTCTGAAATTGAAAGCCCGGTGCTTGCGTTAATCGTAACCGGATTTGCGCCGCTGGTATTTGATAAAAGCGTTGCGCTTGTTACACTTCCAGCGCCTACGCCTAAAATACCCTCGTTTGTTACCGACGGATCACCGCCCGGGTTTAAGTGCCGCCACGCGCCGCCCCGCCACCTGTATAGGCTGTCTACGTTATTAAGCAGGACTTCGCTTTGCTTATCCAATGGAGCCGCCGTTGGTGCAACAGAAAAAGGGAAAAGTTGAACCCTGAAGCCAGCCGCAAGCCAGCCAAGACCGTCACGGCTTCGCTCATACCAGTACCCGCTTGTGGTATCAATTGCAAGCTCCGCGTCCTGGTTAAAATTGACTGAGTGGGTTGGTACCCCATTGGTGTAAACAACGCCGCTACCCTTTACAATAGCCTGTGCATTTGCAAGGAATGAAAGCGCAAAGGCGAAAAATACAAGTGAAAATATCTTTTTCATTGAAAGATGTTTTGAATGATTATGGAATTACTTTTTTCGTTCCGTACGGATATCCGTAGGTATTTGCTGAGGCCAGGTAGTAGTACCTACCCGATGCAAGACCGCCTGAAATGGCAGCCGTATCATTTATGAAATAATGCAGTGTTGCGTCAACCGCGCAACAAATTGGAGGATCGGCGGACGTTGAGCCTATTACAGACAAAGCCCTGTGCTGCCCCCACGGAGCACCGTATGTATTGGCTTGCGCCATGTTGTATAGGTCGCCAAAAGTCAGGCTACCCGCAAGCGCGTCAACGTCGTTTGTGTGGAACGGTAGAACGGTTGTGCAAACAAGGCTATCACTTGCAAGCGATTCGTCCGCAACCGATTTAATAAACCCGTACAAAACCCCGAAAATATTAGTACCGGAAAGCGCGTAATCGTGTCCAAGCGGAATGCCGTTTGCAAAGGCCACCGCGTCATTTGGATAGTAAAGAATTGTCCCATCGCAGTCAAACGCGCACGATTTAACCACCTTGAAAATTCCGGCGGGTAGGCTGTAATCATTATCACATTTCAATAAATAAGCATCCCCAGGGAGTAGCCCGTTTGCAATTGCTTCCGTATCTCCAAGGTAGTATGGTAGGTTTACCGTAATGTTGGAAAAATTGATATTTGCAGGATACCAGTAGCTACCGTTCCATTTCAAAAACATGGTCGTGTCAGCTCCAAATTGCCCAATGGTAAGCGGGTTTAATGCGCTACCGTTGCCAATTATCGGGGTGTCTACAATTATGCTCGAGCTGCTACCACCGCCACAGTTTATGCAATTCCAGATCGTCCCAATACCGCTATACCTGTAAAGCGAATCAATCTCATTAATTGCAAACCACGACATATTTCGCGTTGGCGTGTAGTCAGGTGCTACACTTGTGCCGATGGTGTCAATCCCTTGCGCCAAAAGTTTCCAAACCCCAGTAGTTGAGCTAGTTCTGTGTAGCTGGTAAAACCGCCCGTTGGTCGTGTCGATTGCATACTCAGACGCAGTAATCTGGTTTGGGTTATAGGTAGGAGGTCCGGATGTATAATTTACGCCCGCTGTTTTTGTGATATTGTTTTGAGCGGATATAAGCCCGCATAAAGCAATAAGTAGGCAAAGTGTGAGGCTTCTTTTCATTATGAAATGTCTGGGTGAACTTCTTTTATTATGCCGTAGGGCATTGATTCGTGACGCGTTCCCGTTTTGTACAGCAATTGGCCCGCATCAAAAGCGTCCTGATCGCTATTGAAATAAAGTAGGTTGTCGGAAACGGAAAAGTAGTTTTGGATTGCGATAACAAAACGCCATTCTGTAATTGCAATCCCAACGATTTGATAGTCTCCAACGGGCCTAACCTTTGTCATTCCACCAAGCACGGTAGGATCTGCGTAGTACACTTGCCCAGGGCTTAGGCCGCCCGTGGTAATGGTTATTTCGCCAGCAAAGGCAACCACCGCATCCTCACCAATTACCCCGGCGTTTGTTACAATTCCAACGTATCTTCTTGACGGTAGTCTAACGTTTCCTTTAAAAACATCAATGGCCCCGTCTGGCATATAAACCCATGTAAAAGCGTCCATGTCAGCCCCAAAAATGCCCTCTCCAAGAGTGGCAAAACTTGGATCTCCAAAATTCCGGTACGTTTTTACGCTTGTATATCCCACTGGATTATTTTTAATAAAAACGCCCTACCTGCGAAGTGCAAGCAGGGCGTTTTATTTGCTTTATCGAAAATGGAAGGCTTACGCCTCAAAAACCTGCTCGCAGCTTGATTCGAGCAATTCTACATCCGCAGCCGAAGTGACAACGATAAGAAATGTGTTACCCTGGCGAGCCGAAATTTTAACATCGTATCGCAGGTTTACCGTGTCGTCTGTTACCGTCACTGTGGCGCCTCCTGGAAGGCTGGCAAGATTTACGGCGGTTTGAATCTTACCGGCTGCTGCCGCTGCCGAATCAGTGCCGTACACAACGCTGGTAGCAAATGCGCGGCTTGTTCCGTTCACGATGATTGCTGTGGATGTGCCGTTAAGCTGTCCGTCAAATTCGCAGCGAACGCGAACGGTGCAAAGGCGGGCAGCCGCAGTTGGGGAGCCTCCGATGGTTACAGATTTCAAAGTGCCTTGCCCCTGGTGGCGAAGTATGAAGTTACCAGAGCTGTCCACGAAATCCACAAAAACATCAAGCTCGTAAGGGAGCAGTGCATTTTGAACCGCAAGCACAACGGCAGCGGCGTTTGTGGCAGTGGCCGGGAAAGTGATTGCAACGTCAACGCCCGCGTTTGGGCCGCAAGCCGGAACGTAAACAATGCCCTGGACAACCGCCGCGTCCGAAATGGTCACGGTGTCCATACAGGTTACTGCATCATCACAGCATTCAGTGTCGCCCGTCAAAACAGGCTGGTTTGCTGTCGGGTATGGGCGGCAAAGTCCGCGCTCTAAAAGTGGTGTTGTGGTCCGCATCTTTATTTTCTTTTAAAATTGTTCGTCTATTGATTCCCAGAAATTACATTCCGGGTGTTTGCAAATTATTTCCGGCTTGCCTCCCTGAAAAAGTTGGGCCATGATTGGGTCAGTGATTGACTTCATTCTGGCCTTTGTCACCATCGGGCAATTGCAAGCCTGGCAGCCCTCTTTAAATTCAATTCCACCAGGGAAAACAGGCCCAAAGTATTCGCACGGCCTTCCTGAAAGTCTTGTCTTGCAAAAAGTTGTTCGTGCCTCAAACTGCTCATCGCTTACCAGCTCACCGCCTGCCAAAATTCTTTTCTCAAGCATATTTTTTGCCGCTTCACTTGCCGAATCAGGCAGTAAAGCAATTGCGGCCCGTAATCCTTGAGAAAAAATATTGCTCATTAGTAAACCGATACCCCTACCGTGTAGGGTCTTTTATTTTCGCAGCCATTTAAATCCTGTTTTTCACAGGAAATTGGTTTGCAATTCGCGTCAAATGCTCCAAAGCAGGTTTCGTTGTCCGTTCGCTTAATCCAGGCCATCATATTGTCAAAAACCTGGATCGCCTGCGTTTCAATGCCCTGGATTAGGTACTTTATTTCGCCTGCGTCCGCTGGTATCATTCCGCTGGCTGTTGATCTTACCACTCCGTTTCCGGTGGCAATCACCGCAACCCGTGGAACGGTAATTTTTGCAACCTTCAAAGACAGATACCGCGCCATGTATTTGCACCAAATCTCATTGTATAAAACCCCGCAATCCGTTTCAGTGTCAAATTTTGGGGCAAGTTCCCAATATTGATTTTCTACCAACGGCTCCGTGCTTGTTCCAATTTTGGCTTTCCAAAAAAGGCCGTTGTGCTTTACAAGGGCATTTGCCGCGTATGCCTGTGGTGTCCAAGCCGCTACCGCCGAATAGTCAACCAACTGAGCAAGCATAAGCCCGTACAAATCCCATCCCAAACAGTTGCGAAACTCCCATTCCTCCGTCTGCAAAATGTCGGACAGCTCGCATTGAGGGAACTTTGTCCCCAACTCACTGCGTAGTACCGCTTCCTGTCGGCTGAGTAGAGTTTGCGTTGGCATTTGTATTTTGTCTAATTGCGGTCAATTGTGCGATCATTTCCGGGATTGGGCCAACAAATTCAAGTTTATGACTGGAAATGTCAAACCCGGTAAAGCCCGCGAAAAACTCCATCATTTTGCCGAAAAAGTCACCAAAACGCTTTTGTGTTGGCATGATTTTCATGCCATTGGTTTTGATCAGCGTGTCAATAATTACCGTGCCTCCTAATCCAACTTTCATTTCCTCAAGTCCAACCAGGTTAGCGGGTATTCCGTGTGCGGCGCAAATGTTTTGTACCACCTCACGCCTGGTCGATTCCTTGTACTGATAATCTCGGTTAATTCCAACCTGTACGATGTCCGGTTTTTCACCGTCATAAAACAGGATTCCAAGCGCCTGACTTTCGGCTCCCTTGTTCGTAAGTGTACCGCGTAGCCCAGCCGCTATTTCAATCTTTACAGTGTCCGCATTTTTCCCGGCTTGTTGCAAAAGCTCCGGGTCTGGCTCCTTCATCAAAGCAAGCACCTTAGCAATAACCTCCGAAGAAGATATTTTTGCGCCTGAGTTGGTGTTTTGGTAGTCAATGTAAAGGTTATTCGTGTCAGCGGTTGGACGGCCCCAAAACTTGCTTTCGTAGCCTACGCTGTTCATTTGAAACATGGTTTCAAACACGCGCCCCGATTTTGTTACCCGTGGCCACTTTCCAACCATTCGCCAATTTTGGTACTTTGAAGCGCCGCTTTGCAGGCTTTTAAGGCTTTCGATTGGCCTGTCGTTGTAAAGAACCGTGTTGTTAAAATCGCTGCTCTTTTTGTCAAAGTCGTAACCTGGTATGCAGTGCGTTGGATCTACTTGAGTGATTGACGCTTGAAATTGTCCGTTCACCTCCGTAATCCTTGCCAGCACAAACGTAGTACCGCAAACCGCTTCATCCTTTGCGGACGCTCTGGCTATGTCGGTCACATGGCTTGCGCTTATCCCCAATGAGGAAAGAAATTCAATGAACGTTTCTGTTGTTTCCGTTTCACCGTTTACGGTTTTAAAGCCGTTGCCAAAACAGAAATCCAGCTTTGCCGAAACCACGGCTTTTTGAACCGGACTAAGGTCGTATAGGTCGTAAAGTAGCCTGAGTGTTGAGTGCGCAGTTTTGCCCCGTTGCACCGCATAAGGAACAAGAAACTGAGCCGTCCCAAAAAATTTTTCGAGGTCGGCCTTGTCCGTAATCAAATCCGGGATTGGATTACTCAAATTCCAGGAAATGTTTTGGGCCTTGCTCATTTATTTTTTATCTGGCTGCTTTGATGCTTGTGGTGCTTCATCGGGTACAATAATCAAGTACCCTGGGATTCCGTTGCTTGACTTGTACGCCTCCGCAATTTTTAGGTATTCGTGTGGCAAAGCCTCTCTGAAAGTTCGCTTTGGCTTTCCAGCCTGCTCAGCTTCAAAAGCGCGTTGCTCCTCTGCTGAGCATGATCCACAACGCGCCGCCGTGTTCACCACATAAGGACCGCCAACACCTACATTTTCATGCGGGTAAAATGGCAGCGTAATAAGCAGTGGGCTTTCAAGAGCCTTTTCAGTTAACTGGTAATTCATTACGTTGCAATAGTTGTGGCGGTTACACAGATACCCTTGTTTGGGGTGGTGAGTGTCACAGTGAAAATGTGGCTTGCGTTTTCGTCGCTGTCCACGGTTTTAACGTCGATGTCATCCTGAGTTACCACAAACTTATTTGGGTCTTGCGACAAGGTTACGGTGGACCCAACGATTGCGGCGTTCAATCCCAAAAGGATGTTCGTGCAGTCGTTCAGCTCAAGCAAGATCACTCCACCACAAAGCAGGGATGTGAGCTGTTTAAGCTGGCAGTCGCGGTCACAGGACAAACCAATGTACTCAAAGGTCATTGTGTGAACGTACTTACGGCCCGATTTTGCGCGGGTGTACGTGGTTGAAAAACCATCATTTTCAATCGGCAAAAACACATCGCCTGATTGCATAATGAAGTTGACAATTTTACCACAGTTTGTTACCACGAAATTCGTAGGAACAATGGACATCGTGGTAAGATTGAGGCCGGAAATAGGCGAGTAGTACGCCTTATTTACGCCCGGTGCGGCCTCGCATCGTGTAGATGAAAGAACCCCCGCAAAGGAGGCCGTATCTGGTGCGCAGTTTGCGCCTAAGTTTGCCATGATCGGATATAATTTAAGCCCCGGTTAAGGGGCTATTATTATTTTTTTTCGGTACAATTAGAACTCAACGCGGCTCACATCCCAAACCAAAAGCTCAGGGTTGATTACGTTGACATCGGTCAAGGCAGCCGCTTTGATTTGCACAATGTTTTCGTTTTCCAAACCTGGCTTGCGGGCAATTTGGAAAGCTACTGGCTCCTCAACACCTGAAACCAAAGTCCCGGCGAAGTTTGAACCAAGCTCAATGTTACCCGCCACAGTAAGTGCCGCAAACTGAGTGCGGATTCCGGTGTACTGTGCGTCCCATGCGTTCACGATGGAAAGCGGCACGATTGGAATGTTGTGGTAGGTGTAAAGCGTGTAGCGTGAGCCGTCAAGGCCCGGAATTTCCAGCTTTGCCAATGGCGAAAACTGAGGGCTGTTGACATTTTGCAAGCCGCTGAAAGCTCCGGTCAATCGACCGTACAAGTTTCCAGATACCAGCATAACGGGCATGGCCTCAGAATTGCCAGGCATATAGCCAAGGTCAACGATCTGACCAAAAGCCGCATCCTTGTCACGTGCGCAGCAACGAACGCGCTCAAGCATCGCAAGGATGTCGTTGAGGTTGTTGCAGCTTGTGTAGTCAGTGCCGTTGAATACCTCGCAAGACGGGATGTTTTGCGTCAAGTACCAGAGCAAACCGGTACAAGCGGCTTCCTGTTTGGCAAAGCGGGTTTGGTTTTCAAATGAAACATTCGGATTCGCAACCAAGCCAGCCTGATTGGAAAAGAACTGACCCAAAAAGTGAACCGCCAAAAGCTCCTTTGCCGCCGTGTTTGAAATGTCCTTGGTTGCAATGGCCATGATCCGGTCAACATCCTCGGTGGTAATACTGCCATCCGAATTGAAACGGTCAAGGTATTGAAAGCATTGGCCCCACATTTCGCTGCAAATCTCCATGAAGAAATCCAAAGCGCATGGCTCAACTGCTACGGAAGTAATTGCCATACCGCCCTGAGCCGTTGGTCCGCATGGTACGTGTGGCTGCCAGAAAGCGCCACTGATATTGGTGCGGTGGCGAATGTATTTTTTCGCCTGGTTAAGCTCCATGAAATTGAACACCTGGAGGGCGTTCTGATAGGGCAGCAGGGTATTGGCGAAACGCTCCATAAGGAGCAAATTTACCGTCTTTTGATCGAGTACGATTTGGCCATTGCTTCCGGCCCCGTATTTGATATTCATGATTTTACTTTGTTTAGCGACCTTTTAAAGCCGGTAAAGAGTTTATTTTACTTCAACCGTACCGCCAAACACTTTTTCTGCGGCGGCTTCAATTACTTTAGAATCGGTTTCCTCATTTTTTGGAGTAGATACCGCCGTGGATTTCAGCGACAAAGCCGCAAGCTGAGTGGAAAGGTTTTTCTTTTCGGCCTCAAGCGCTACGACTTTAGCCTCAGCGGATTCCTTTGCCGTGTTTGCCTCAAGCGCCTTTTCGGAAAGCTGAACATTCAGACCTTCCAATTCAGCAACGCGAGCGGAAAGGGTGTTTGCCTTCAATTCGGCAGCCGTTTTTGCGGCTTCCGCATCGGCTGCTTTGGTGGTGAGGGCCGTAACGGATGCCTCCATTTCGGTGAATTTTTCGGTGAGCGACGTTGTTACGGTAGCGTCATCTTGTTCGCTGTCCGCCTTGATTCCAAGAATGTCGCCAAGGGCTGTGCCCGCAAGTGAGAATGCCATTTTTTTACCTTTTTTTGGTTTGCCAGTAGTTGAATACTGGTTTGCTAATTTAGCGGCTCGTTCAATAACCTCCGCTTTGGTTTTTATCCCATCAATCAGGCCGCGTTTTTGGGCCTCAGCCGCAAAAAACATCCTGCCGGAAAGTGTTTCTTTGATTGTGGCGTTGTCGCCTTTTAGATCCCTAAACTTTCTAACATCAGCCATGAATCTTTCATCGGCTTTGTTAAGCGCCTCAATGAGTTTTGAACTATCACCGTCAAGCAGACCACGTAACTCCTCATTTTTGTTTGGCGAAGTGTCGGCGTAGTATGATGTAAACGCCTCCTTATACCAGTCTAGGAACTCTTTATTTATTGTGGCCATTACGCCAATGCTGCCAACCTCTGTCTGGTTTCCGGCTGCATATATCTCATCGGCATGGAGCGATGCCATTACGCCCGCACTTGCCAGAAAGTGCGCGTAAAAAAGGACGGGCTTTGTGGATTCGGCAACGGCATTTGAAAACTCCTGGCCTGCAAGCGCTTCGCCGCCTCCCGTATTGGCATCAACTACAATTGCCAGAACATCCGGATTATTTGACTGCTCCCTGAAAATATTTGAAACCCTTTGGATTCCAGCATTACAAAGGCCGCTTTCAAGCATCATAACCCCTTTAAGTGGGACAACCGCAATTTTTCCGCCCTTTACATTGACGTACTCAACTGCTTCTGATTCCTTTTTTGCGTCAATAAAAAGATCCGCAAATGTGGCCCCAAGTTCCATCATGCGCATATTGTTGGCGTGTTTAGACAAGGCAGCCGTGGCAAATCCTTTATCAATGTGCCAATTTTGGCCTATGTGGAAAAACTGTCGAACCATTGTATTCACGTAGCAAAGGTGAGGCCACAAGTGGCTTTTATGCCCGCGCATAAAGCAAAAGGGTGGCACAAACGTGCCACCCTTTCAAATTTGCCCTAATTCCCGGTTTGCCTTTGTTCGGGCTTTCCGGGCTTGCTCGTCACTTACGCCGTACCGGATCACAAGAAGACCCCGGCTTAAATGCGGGTCTATTTTTGCCACAGCAACAAGCAGCCTGAATGTAGTCATCTCGCTACCCAACGCCATGATGGACGCGGCGGTGCTTTCATCCGCGCCGTTCAAAACCCTTTGCAGTAGCTTGATCCTAATTTGTTGCTCCGTCATATTTCTTGCTCCATTTCGACTTCAACCTTTCGGAAGTCATTTACTTTTGTACGCTTCAATTTTAGCCTGCCCTTCCATCCAACGCCCATAAATGACATGGAAAAAAGGTTTCTGAAATTTAGGCCAATAAACTGATTGAAGGAGGCTGCAATCAAAACCAGTTTTCGCCCTTCGGCCTGGTATTGCCTCCGTACCCTATCAATCCAGTATCGGCGCAATGGCTCCGAAACGGGCGCTGAATTATCATAGACAATTGTTTTGTCAATAGCTACGGGTGTACCAACTGCGTCCTCTATTGGCCCGGACGGGAACTGTGTGGCGTATGCAAATAGCGTTCTTTGAGACGTAACCCCTCCCCAACGTCGGAAGTATGTTTTTTTGACAATTGAATCGGTAACTTTCTGGCTTATAGTCCCGTAAGCTATTGCCGTTCGTGGAGATATGTTTGTGCTGCATTCACCAACCATGTTGTCCAAAACCGCCATTATGCTGATTGGCTTTTTGTTTGGGTTGGTACTTCTTACCTCAACAAAATCGCGCTCTAGTGTTGGCTCAGTAATGTTATCCCGGTTTTCGGTTTCCTTAAATCGATCAATTGTGGACGCAATGCCTTCAAGGTTTATAACCGCATCAAATGGCGTTGTTTTTTGGACCGTCTCAATGTATGCGTCTGTGGCATCCTTAAACCCGATCACATATTTTGCCGGCGCAATTGCTTCTTTTAGGTCAACCGTTGCCGAATCGCGCACCTGGATTCCGGTTAGATCCTGCTCAATATCGTTGAAGTAGTAGGGCTCCGTTTCTTCGCCGTAGGTTGGCACATCTGATTCTGTATAAATCCCTACAATTTTACGCGCTCGATCGGTATAGATTTTTGAGTTTGTCCGGTGGCAATAGGATTCAAGCACCTCGATTGCTTTTAGGCTGGTTGAAAGCCAAGACTGAGGGAAAAGGATCGTGTTGTTTTCGTTGTCGTTTGACGAAAACGGGGTGGTTGAGTTTGTGGTAATGAAAACAAATTCTCCATGACCTTCGATGGTGCTGCCCGCCTCAATGGTTAACCCAACCCCGTCACCAAAAAGGAAGGCAGGGGAGATGAACCGGAACGCTAAAATTGATTCTACTTTGACGTAGAAATTAAATTCAGTTGTGACGCTACCACCCGGAACGGTAATGGTAAGCAAATCAGATCCAAGTACCTCCCCACCCTCATTGTAGAAGACTGTTTCTGTGTAGTTTATCGGGCCTGAAATGTCGCTGATAACTATTCCGAAAAGAGCCAAGATAGGTGAGGCACCGCCCGTAATCCTGAGCTTTATGTGGTAGCTCCATTTACCATTGTACCCTTGGATTACACCGCCAACGGTATTGTAAAAACCTTCGCCGGCAAATCCAACCCCGGCCCCATTGTCGTAAAACGGGGCTGTGCTGTCATCATCAAAGGTCACGCGTTCGCTGTCTTGCCATGCCGGATTTTGAACGCCCGTAATTACTTGAGGCGTTGTTTTCCCGGCATAGAAAGCATAATCCTTTGAGCAAGCAAGTTGGAGCTTGTTTTTAAAAAACTGATTTTGTGGAAAGGCTGGGCTTGCTCCATACCCATCGTAAACATTTGCCTCTGTGAAATACCCAATCATTCGTTTCCCCCAGGCTGTTTTTAGTATCGGGCAGTCCATAGTCCAACCCGCCGCCGAAAATGCCTGCTCAAGTATTTTACCGTAATGAAACCAAAGGCGAAAGTCTGCATAGGTAATCTCAAAAAGGCTGTTTGCCTCATTGAATCGGTTTAAGCCGCCGTAGTATGCAAGCGGTGTATAAAAGCCCCTGTTTGATCCGGTGTAGGAAACATCGCCCGCGTGGTTACTGTCTATAAAAGCCTCAGACATTTGGAACGGCTCAAAGCCTTCCAGGTCAATTAGGGAAAGGTTTTTAAGGAAGTCGGGCCACTCCTGATCCCGAACAAAAGAAACATCATAGCTGCCCCCGGATTCGCTGTAACCGTTTATAAGTAGCTGCGTATCTGGCAATTGAAGCCCCCACGCGTTTGCAAGAATGGGTATTTTTTTGCCGTAGTTCGCAACTATCCACCTGTTTATGTTGCTGTACGGCACATCGGTATCAAAGGTGCTGGATTCCTTTAATTTAGCCGCGTCGTTCAACTCCTCTGCAACCTCCACAAACTCCAGGTCGCCGGGGTATTGCAGCGCAAGCGCCCCGCTTGGAGTGGCCAGTATGTCCGGTGTTGAAACCGGGATTGAGTAAGACGGTAGTATGCTTATGTTTTGCCCCATTAGATTTGGACTTCGAGGTCTTTGTGAAAGTAAAAGGAAATGGTTGCGTCCACCGTTTCGCCTTCGCTGTAAATTGAAATCGAGCCCGGATCAATGAAGATTGAACGCTGGATTTCAATAGTTGAAATCGAGCTGTTTGTTACCGTTTCCGATTTGAAGCGCACGTACTTAAATGGAGATTTCAAAAATGATTCCAAATAAACCCGGAAACTTTCAAGATCACAAATGGCCGTAATTAGGCCCGTAAAGCGCCGAAAGTTTTTGGCGTTCACAACAACACGACCGCCAGTGGAAAGCCTGGTTCCGTAGTTCAAAAGCGAATCGTTGTCAAATGGGCGGATGGGCATAAGCGCAATTTCCATGTCAACCACCTCATCCTCCTCAACAATTGAGCTGAAAGTAAAATCCTCGTATGAGCACAAGTCACCAAGGAAGTAAACCTGTATTCCTTTTTCGCAGTTGCCAATGTCCCAAATTTGCGAGGCGTAGGTAATGACCACGCTATCCACCTCTGCCCTTACCTCCGTTCGGTATCTGGTTACGCCTGACCCAAGCGCTGTGGGTAGATTTTTTGGATGCGCCGGTACGCGATAAATCCCATCTACCGTTCCCATCGTTGTGAATGACACGCTTACCCACGCGGCTCCGTCCCAACGGTCCACACAGTACACGTACTCAATTGAGGCTAAATCCAAGCGCTCTTTGATGTCAAGCAAAACATACAGCCAGCCAATTGAATCACGGTCTACATTGAAGTGTGGGCGCTTGGTCATGTATAGAGCCTCCGGAGTGATTGGAGCGTCGCCCCCTGAAAAGTAAAGCCGCATTCCAAATCGGTCTTGCTCTTGCAAAGCCGCATAGACTACATACTCTTTTTCAGTCTGCTTAATGTCGTGGAATACTGTTTTTGAAAGTCCATTTTCTTTGATCGTATCCCTCCACCCGTATAAAATCCAAAACTGCTTTCTTGCATTTGGCTCAAGGCCAACGGTATTTTTTACACCAAAAGGCAAATCAAGTTTTAGGTATGGGCGTAGCGCGTCGTTCACCTCAAACTCACAAGTTCCAAATTCCTGATCCACTGTTATTTGTGGAGTTATTGCCCGCCAATCGGTTATTGCCTTATCCGCACCGCCGTCATTCATCCAAACCTGGTACACAAGGCCGTAACCTGGTGTTAGTTCAACGTTCACGCCAACCACCTCACTATTCATTGAATACGGCGCTGGCATGGTTGAGCCTGGTGGAAACTGATTTCCACGGCTTAGCCATGTGACGGTAATAATGTAGTCGCCCAGCGCGCTTTCGTAAGTTACACTCACAGGCCCCGAAAAAAAAGCGTTGGACAAAATTGCCCCCTGTAAATTTTGCGCGTGTTTCAAAGCGTCGCTTTGGTTGAAATTCACCAGCACATCCGTATTGGTTTGGGTGGCGTTGTTTGCCGTGAATGTTTGGCCGGCCAAAATAAATGTGGTTCCGTCCGCTATGTTTGCGCTCGTTACCGCCAGCTCCAGGCTTGCAAATGTTCCCGGCGTAATTAAGCCCTCCGAATTTTGGAAACAGAAAGTAAGCGTTTCGCCCCATGCCGCAGAAACGGTCATTGGAACGTCACTTATGCTGTCCACGTCGTAGCCCCTGCGAGGGTTTCCGCTGGTTGGGTATTGAATTAAAGGCATTTACTTTGTTTTTGAAAGTGCTTTTGCTTCGCGGGCCGAATACTTTGCCCCTTCTGCCATTGCGTCCTTGATTATTTGGCCCATCTCTTTGGCCCCGATTGCGTTGGCTTTTGAAAGGGCGCCAATGTCCTGTTTTGAAAGGGTAGTATTCACATTCAGGATTGGCCGCCCAGCTCCAAATGTCAAAGGCATAGCCCCGGAGTGACGCGCACCAAAGATTGAACCAGGATCTTTTGCGCCAATTGTTTTCCAGATTTGCGAGCCGTATTGCTGCTCAATTGCGGCCTGATTGTCACGTGTCAAAACCCTTTCCCCAACTTTCAAGTAAGCCACCCGGTTATCACCACGGCGCGTTGGCTTCATATTTGGAGTTTTTACAACGCCTTCCTGATTGCCGACCCCATCCTTTACCGTACCGCCTGCAAAGAACTCTTGAGCCTTGATAGCAATCAGTCCAAGCGCGTAGGCTGCTGATACGGAAAGGATTTGAGCCGGGTTTCCGGCTGCCTTAATCAGACCAAGGAAAAATGCTATTGTTGCCTCCTTAATCGCAATACTACGGCGCTCCCTGGCTGCCTGCTTTTCGGCGGCAAGTTGCTTTTCCTTTTGTTGCTTATCAAGGTTTGCAATGATTTGAGCGTTGTTCTGTGCGGCTTCGCGCTTTTTGTCAAACTCCTCCTGAATTGCCGCGTTTGATGCTTGCAATTGCTTGTCAATCCTGGCAATATCATTGGCCGCAAGTTGTGAATTGAAATTTGAAACTGCATTCAATCCGGCCTCAAAAATCTGCTCCTGTTGTTGGCGTTGGTCATCCTTGCGGCGCTTTTCTTTATCTGCGTTTTCCTGTCTGATCCGGTCTTCTTCACCAAGGAAGTATTTTTGAATCTCAAAATCCCTGCGTACTTGATCTTGGTCAATTTCTACGGGAATTGTAACCCCTACCGAATCGGCCAAAGAATTTGCCAGCGCCTCAAGCTGTGCCTGTGCGTCTGCTTCATTGGTTGGGTTGTCAATGGATACGCCAAGGCTCACAAGCCCAACCTCTGCCTGTTGGACTTCGCTCAGGTTTTGCGTAGGGTTTCGCGCCTCCGTTTCCAAAGCCTTTGCCCTGGCAAGCGCCTGCTCAGCAAGTACCAAGTTTGCAGTGGCCTTTCCTATTCCGCTTTGCGCTGACCTTGAAAGCGCATCCTGAGCCGCTTGAACCTGCTTGGTCAGGCGGGCAATTGAATCAGCGGCGCCTAAATCTTCTTCTTTATTTTTCTTTTTGGATTTGGTGTTATTATCAGTAGCCTCCGTGTTTTTGTCGATTACGGCGGTATTATCTTGGATGGGCGCTGTGCTTGCTTGTGGTTCAATCAGCGCCCCTGTGGTTAGGTCGATAGTGGATTTTAGGCTGTTTATGTCAAGCCCCTGCAATCCTTTTTTACCGCCTCCAAGTAGCCCCAACGGGTCAAGTATGCTTGGAACTTCAAGATTACTAAAATTGCTTATTTCGTCAAATAGCTGCTTTGCCGGTCCAATTGCAAGATTAAGCGTAACCTCAAACAGGTCTAGCTTTTGAATCAAAAAATCAAGCGTATCAATGAGGAAACCACCGGAGCTACCCGCCACATTAAAAGTTTCCTCTAGCTTATTTAGCGCCCCTTTTTGGAGGTTTTCAAACTTTGTTGCGGTGTTGTCTGCATTTATCCCGGCTTGGCGGTATGCCTCGCTTGTACCCTGGATTTTTTCATTTAACTGTGCGTACTTGTCAATGCCAGATGTAATAATGGTAGCCGCCTGCAAGTTTTCAAGACCAAATATTTTGGTAAGCGCCGCAACATCGCCCTGTGCCTTGCCAAGCTCCCTGAGCCTAGTTTCCAGCGGCAAAGAGGCATCCTTTAGGACGTTTATATCAATGCCAAGTTTTTTGAATTGCTCTTGAGCGCTCTTTGGTAAAATGTCTGCGCTTGCAAGTTTTGAAAGGATGTTTCTGAGCTGTGTTCCAGCCTCAGCACCTTTCAATTGGCGGTCTGCTAAGGTTTCAATCAGGGCAATACTTTCGGAGGTTGTGGCATTGCTTATTTCGGCAACCGTACCAAACTCCTTTAAGGCGCTGGTAATGTCTGGAATTTCGGCGGCTCCCTCTTTTGCCCCTGCTGCAAGCTCATTGATTACGCGGCCCGAATCTTGCCCGGCCAATTTGAACTGTCCAAGGGTTGTTGTAATTGCCAAGACGGAGGGCGCAAGTTCATCCCCACTTGCTTTGCTCAAAACAATTGCCTGCTTTGCAACGTCTGACAAAGCCTCAGCATCGCCCAGTAATTCAGGACGCGCGCCGCCAACCAGCTTTAAAGCATTTAAGATTTCCGGCCCCGTGTTTACGATCTTACCGCCCTCAACATCAATCGTTTGAAGCGACCGCGCCAATTGGTCCAAGTTGTCCAGCGCCGCGCCCTCAAGGCCCGTAAGCGCCGAAAGGTTGTCAAGTGCTTTTTCGTAGGCAATAGCCTGACTAATGCCCGCTGTCATTGCCTCTTTAACCAAAGATACCCCCGCCACAATACCGCCGCCTGCAAGCAGATTTGGAGCAAGCGCACTACCTATTCCGGTAATGGCCTGTTTATAATTCCCCACATTTCTTTGAAAATCACCAAGCAAAGCATCCTGTGCTTTTAGCTGGTTTGAAATTCCATTGATTTGCCCCGCAAGGTTTTGGCCTAATTTGCCTTTTGCCTCGGTTTCGCTTAGATCCTTAAACTGATTTTTAAGCGTGACCAGTTGCGCCTGGAGCTGACGGTAGTACCCAATCGCTTTGGGTTGTTCGTTTAGCGCTGCGTTGGCCTGGTTGATCTGCGCCTCAGCGCTGTCGGCATCCTTGGCAAGCCCCTTGTAAAGCCCCTGCAAGGTTTTGAGCTGGTTGGATGCGGCGGCAAATTGGGGTGAACGCGGGTCAAATGTGATGCGCGTGTCATTGATCTGCTTAATAGCCGCCTTTAGCTGTTTGAGGTTGCCAACTGACAACGCCAATTTTTGCCCGCCTTCCAGTTGCAGGTCGATCTTTATGATTGCGGACTGTGTTGCCATTTTTTACATTATTGAAAGCCCTGCGGCTAAAAAAAACGAGTTCATTTCCGCCACCGTACCCGGCCCAACATTTCTAGTGCGTATAAAAGACCTGTGCCGCATTATTTTACTTAGCTCTAAAACGCTTAGTTTATTGGCATCAATTGAACTTATTTTATGCTCGTACTTCAAGTAATTCAAAAGGCAGTTATGAAGCCTAACTGAAAACAAATCCTGTATGTCTCCAAATAGAGCGTCATGTGTTACCCTGGAATTAAACTCATTTTCCTTTACTTGGCCGCGCATCTTTGCGTTTTGCTCAAAAATAAGCTCTTGGAAATTGTCTCGCATGGCCTTTAGGAACTCAATATTTTCGATATAGGAAAGCGAACTCCTTTTGTAGGATATTTTCACTAGCCCATTGTCAAATTCAAATTTACCTTTTACCATTTTACGCGGCTTTTAGTATTTCGGTTGCAATCCTATCCGCAATATTCCCCTTGGATAAATTTGCCGCCAAAGTGTTTATGTGCTTGTCCAATGTTCTTTGAACAAAGTTTTTGCGCTCTCCATTTCTGGAAAAAGAATAGGCGCCCCTGGTTGGATTCCCTTCGCGGCTGGCAACCGTGGCCACCGCAAAAACAAAACTTTTCCTTTCCTTGTCGCTGAGCTCAGGCTTCACCACCGACGCCCACTCAATAAGCGCCTGGATATACTTGGACGTTCCACCCCTGCCTTTGCCTGGGCTGTATGGGATACGGGACGCGCTTACACCCGTATCGACCGCCTGCCAGTAATCATTTCCAAATATAGTACCCAAAAACCCGTCTTTGTCGCTGTCCTTTATTTCGGCCTCAAATGACTTTTCAAGCGAACCCGTTGCCCGGTGGCCCTGCTCATTTAGTTCGTCCTTCAAATCCTGAATTATCGCTTTAAGCTCTTGCTCGAAGCGGTCACGGATAATGTTGCGGACGGTGTCAATTACGGGCATGATACCTTTACAATTTTTTCACACTTGGCTATTTCTTGAACAATTTTATCAAACTCAATCTTTGCGGTGTTTTCGTCTTCAAAACTTAGCAAGTCAGGGTCTTTGTTTGCGTCCCAATAAATCCTAATATCTACGCCGTCAAGCATGATACCGACGCTTTTAGATACTTGTAAAATCCAGTCTCCTTGAATTACCCACATATAATTTTGTTTTGTTTTAGCAAGTCTCGCATTGAGTAAAGGCCGCTTGGTTAAACTCATTTACCGCAAAGTTGTAGGCTACGTTCGTGCTTTCGCACCAACACACTTGCAGCTTTGTGGTGGTTATAATCATTCCAGCGGTTCCGTATTCAAACGAGGTGAATGCGTCCGTGGTTTTTTTAACTGATAAAAACGCCGTGCAATTTTTGAACGTTGGAAAGATCACGCCCTGCGTTTTAAGGTACGCAACCTCCGATGGAGTGAGCCAATATGTAGAAACTCCAACGCCGCCAAGGTTTGTGGGTATGTCCAAAAGGAACGGCTCAATCCTGGTCAGCTCCCAAACGATCTCATTCAGCACAACCGCATTGTCAATTTCAATTTGGTTGTCACTTCGCGCCGTCTGGCAGCCTTCGCACTCAGGTAGCGAGGCAATACCAATTTCAAGGCCTTGGCAAATCTTAGTTCCAAGGCGCTTTGTGACTTCCGAAAACGTGACCGATTCTTTGCGAATGAAAATCAGCGCATTTTCGTACTGTATTTGGCTTGAATCTTTGCCGCTTGTCTCCCATTTTCGGCCCCAATAATGGCCAATTCTCCCGTCCTTCATCGAGGCGTTTAGGTTGTCGCTGTCGATGTCCTTAAACGTGTAAACCGCGCCAAAAGAATTGGGGCGGCTTGCGTATCCAGGTGGAAAGGCCCGGATAAGGCGAATGATGGCAGGGTATATAATTTCGGTTAGCATGGCTTAAAATTCAATTATAATCAGGTTCTTGGAATGTGTCACGCTTTCCACCCTCCAATCCGTTCCATCCTTGATAAGGTCAGCCGTTATTCCTGTGCTGTTTTCTGGCAAAAATTCAACAAGCCTAACCATGTCTCCCTTTCTCGGAATAACCTTAATGTCGTCTAATTTTAGGCTAATTTCAATGCTTTCTGTTCCGGTACAGTAGCAAGGGTGGTAAACAACAAAAAGTATATCCATAGTCAACTGTTGCCCGTTACAAGGTTTAAGTTCATTGCATGGACGGCGGTCTGAAATCCGACATTGTACGCCTCCTTCAAAGTAGACCCAAAGTAGCCGCACTTCTGGATATCGGCATAAACATACCGCCATCCGATCAACTTTGTGATTTGTTGCCCCCTTTTTTTGGATAGGCGTTTCATTCGGTCAATATCCTTTTGCTCCATGCCGTCGTATTGCCCCGGCCTTTCGATTCCTACCCAGTAGGGCGCGTATTCGAGTGCGCCTCTAAGGTTTCCGTCGCGGCCCATAGAACAGACAGAGCTGTTAATGTGCTTAGAAAAAAAAAGCGGACGGACAGAATCACTGAGTAGGGCAATTTTTCAAGCTCTAAAACACGCTCGTTTATGTACCGCTCGATTGCTTGTTCCCCAACTGGCAAAGGCTCAATCAGGCCGTTTTCCTCAAGCGGTCGAAGTAGCAAAGCCACCTGGTACTTTGTCAATCCGTAGTCAGACGCGGCAATTGCCGTAAAATCAAACTCCTTTTCCCTTGCCTTAGAAAGTTCGGCCTCAAACATATCTTGTAGCCGTAGCACCTCCACCGTTTCCTGAGCCGAAAATTCACCCTCATAGGCCAGATTTTTCAGGTTTGGTGTAATGTCCCAAAGGCTTCCGTCGTACTCAACCGGGAACGTGCAAAGCTCGCAAGTCCTGGACACCCAAAGCAAATGGCGGTAAATATTCAGCACCGTAAGCTCCACCGTGTCTACGGCTTTGCTTTTTACATTTGCAATAAATTCCGGCTCTAGCTTCCATTCCTTTTTTTTCAGCGACTTGGCCGGCATTCCAAATGGTATTGTATCCGGAAAGTCAACAAGTGCCGAAACCGCCTTACTAATGTAAAGCATAAAATCAGCGGGCTCGCATTCGGCCCCCTTTAAATCCAGCTCCCTTTCATAAGCAGACATTTGAAACCACGCGCTTGCTGGGCAATCGTCTACCGTCAAAGGAAGGCGTACAACTTGACCGGAATCCAAACTAAGCTCAACCATTTTTGTCAGGTTGGCGTTGTGGCTGGTTGCCTTGTTGGCGTTGTGGAGCCTGTGGCTGTTTTGCGGGCGGTTCCGATGCCGTGGCTGGCTGCCCGGTTGGCGCGGGCTTTTTACCCGATAGCTTGGCAAGGGTTTCCACCGCAACCCGCGTCACTTTGGTACTTACGTCGTTATTTCCGCAAGTTTCGCACCCGGCGGTTGAACCAACCCGATCCGGCTGCATCATTTCTGAAAGCGATCTAACTGTCATAATTTTAAGCTGAGTAAGATGAGTATGATTGCTTTTTGACCGACATTTGAAGCAGGTCGTATAGCTTTTTCATTAAAAACAAATCCGAAAAGTCTGGGCTTCTACCTAATATCTGTTTAACCCCTGGCCTTCCTGCAACCCCCATTTTTGGAAGTAGTTTAAGCGGCCCGTCTCCATTCTCTGTTTTCTTTATCGCGGCCAGTTCCTCGCTCAATAGCTCCACGTGTTCCGGCTTTTTTACGGCTTCTGCATACACAAGGCCCGCGTTTATATCATCCGCAAGTAGAAACCCGCATTGGTCCTTTAGATGTGCAAATGTACGCCCTTTATCGTTATCTGATTTAATCGGAGCCGAATTTGCATGGAAGGCTATTGCGCCCGGTATAAACCCGCCCTTTCCACCAATGAAGCCGCCTACCCCGTCGCTGTCATAAATGATTGCGCTTGCCCTAATTCCGTGCTTAATCCGAAGCTCCTGAATACGGTTTAAAACGTCGGCTCCACCGCTCTTTGCCATTTCAATGTGGTCAACCAGTACCCACCCCTCAAACACACCCGCCCGGTAAATATCTGAGCCGTGCAAAGCAATATCGGCAATAAGGCATTTTCTATTCGGGTCACGGGCAACGTGGATGTTTTCAAAAATATCTGAAATTGCCTGCGATTCAATGATTTGATCCGGGTCGTCTATAAATTCCCAATTACCAAATCTAAGCCGCTGCCTTGTTTGCCCCGTCAAACTATCCAAACGCTCAATGTACCCTTTCTCACTTTTCCGGTTTTCATCAGCAAGCGCCTGGATAAACTTTTTATTTTTGGCAAGTACACCCAATTTGCTTGGCTTGAAAAAATCCGTATACATCCAGTTCCGCGACGGGTTGCCAGTAATCAGCATTCTACCACGTAGCCCGTATTCATCATTCATGTGGCGTCCTACCCTTGTCCCTGCGATTTCACGCGCCTTTGCCGAAACCCCGCCGCCTTCCTCAATCCAGCCGTCTGTAAATTCCGTGGAGCCAAAGCCGTCAAATTCAGGGTCGCTTGGCTTTTGCATCATTTCTATTCCAATAATCTCAGAGCCACACTTAAACCGCACAAAAACCTCTTGCTCATTGTAGTACCACCAATCTTTTGGGATGTTGTGCTTCTTACACACCTTCCTAAAAGTGACCATCGTACTTGCTCGAATCTCTTTTAGGTGGTGGCGCCCAACAAACCTGCGCGTCCCAGGATAGGCTAATGAAGACCACAAAAGCCACTCGCAACCAATCCAAGATTTACCACCGCCCGCCGCTCCTCCAAAAAGTAGCTCGTCTGTTTCTCCATCTGCCAATACCTTAAGCGCCAATATTTGCTTTTCGCTCAGGTCTAAAACATCGTAAATACCAGCCTTAAAGCAGTCTATTTTTGCTTGGATAATATGCTCATGTGTCAGCATCCGCTTTGATAAGTTTCCTTAAAATATCTGCTTGGTCTTCAATTGGAAGGTCTGCAAGCGGGCCGCGCATTATTTCTTTGCCGTTGGTGGTAATATCCGTACTTGATTTGGGTTTGCCGTAGGCTCGGTCCAAAAGCATCTCAGCGGCTTTTAGGTTGCCACTTGCGGCCATCTGTCGGAGCTTCTTTAGAATTGCCTCAGCGGCTGTCAGCCCGTCCTTTTCCTCGCTCAAAACGTCGGCAATTAGGTCGTTTATCGCTGGCAGCTTTCTTGGACGGCCCCCGCTCCCATCGCCGCCGACCCTAAGCGTCCCGCCGTTTCTGCCCGGCATTGTTCTTTTTTCTTTTTGTGTGCCCATAACGATGTTTTTACGGCGTTTTTATCCGCCCGCCTCTAGCATTAGTAGGTCAGGCTTGTAAATGTCCTTCACGTCTGTGCCCGGCTCAAAAGTTGAAAATCTTACGTCCTGCGCCCTCTTATTGTAAACCCCTTTTTTTATATCGGAAAGCGCGTCCCGCATTAGTCTTACACCAAGCGGCAAAAGCTCATCCCTCCAAAGATCCGCCGCGTTCTTTTTAATATCACCGGAGTAAAGCGTCGGGTCAATCCAAACCAGCTCGCCGCCAACCGTTCCAATAAAATACTCTGCAGCCGGAGGCATTGGCAGGTCTAAATAGTAATGCGGCTTAAAATATCGCCAGTAAGAGCTGTTGACCTTCCTAATTTCCACATCGAATCTTGGCCTTGGCCCAATTTCGTTTTTTTTTACTTTCCCCCGTACCGGTGTCAAAAACCCAATCCGGCTGCAGCCATTCCACAATATCGTAATGGCAAGACAAAAGTACCACCTTTTTGCCCACGTTTTTCCTCCATGCCTTAGCAAAAGCCGTGGCCCCGATCTTTGCTATCTGCCTATCAACCACCGACGTAAACTCATCAACCACGGCGCAGTCCGGCGCGTCTGTTACAAGCCTCGCAAGCCCAGCCCTGAACTGCTGCCCGTTTGACAGCGCGTGGAACGGGCGAAGCCATGACGGAACGTCACCAAGGCCAACGGACGCAAGCGCTCCGGTTACCGCGTTAAAGTCGCCTCCGGGTTGTATAGCCTCAACTATTGGCTGATCACCAGGCCACCCGGCGTACAGGTCAGATATTCCAACGCCCCCCATGATCTCTCGGCCTATACTGGTCTTTCCTGTGCCGCTTGGGCCGACAACCAGGCCGATTTGCCAGTCGCCCTCGACGGGTATATCGGCGGCAAGTTTGAAGGAGTCCCCGCGTTCGGCGTTAAAAAGGCTTTTAACCCTTGCAGCCCTGTACCCGTTGAAGTCCGGGCACTTATTCTCGATATTAATAATCATACAACTACAATTTTACAGGTGTACCCCTCGGCTTGCATTTTGTTAAAAACCGCTTCCTGCTCCTCCTCACCTCCGCACATAATAATAACGCCGTATGAGTTTTTACCGGCTATGCCCTCATCCGAAAACGCGTCCGGGCGGTCTACCCCGGATGGCGTTTCAAAATCCGGCACATCAAGCCCCCAATCATTTAAGTCCTCAGAATCCCAATCATTTGCAAGCGCGTCCCAATCCCACTCACCAAAAGCCACATTGTCAGAAATTATAAAGCGATGCTTTTGTTCATCCGTAAGGCTATCGGCTTTTATAATTGGAACCTTAGAAAGCCCGGCCTCAATACACGCCCGTAAACGCATATTCCCTCCGAGCACTACCATATTGGCGTCCACAACAATAGGCCGTATTTTGAGCATTTGCGGAAACTCCATGATTGATTTAACCAGCTTTAAAAACTTGTCGTCTTTAATTACTCGCGGGTTTGAATCATTCGGGCTTATGCTTCCAATTGCAACAACCTCTATTTTAAAATCCTGTTCTGCGGTTTTCTTTCCCATAAACTACATTGTTTTTGCCATTTCCTTACCTGTGGCTTGATCCTGGCTAATCTGCTTAAGCCTATTAAACAAATCAATTTCCGTTTTGCAACAAACCTTGAATTTAGATCCACTGCCGCAAGGGCATTTAGTGTTTCTATTCACCTTTGCAAAAACGCGGCGAAAGTGATTTGGCTGTTTTGATCCGCTTGATATTGCAGCTCTGTATGATGACGGCGCTGTGTTTTGCACTGTGTCTTTTGTCATTACCTACCACTTTGAAAGTAAAATATTCAGGCCGCTATCAGGCTGCATTGTTGCCGTGTCGCCATTGACATTAAATGAAACGGAGCCTTTGAAATACACCCCGCTTTGGTTTCGTATCTCTAAGGCTCCGTTTGTTTGGTCGTGTTCGTACACAAACCACTTTTCCCAAATGGTTTGGCCCAACACAACCGAATGTATCTCTAGCGTATTACAGTGGAAAAAGTATTGATTTGCCGGGTAGGTTACGGATGTCCATGCGCCTTCAATACTGGCTTGCTCCTGTTGCTCTTTACAGGACAAGGCACAAAAAAGCAAGACGGACGCAATGGCAATCAGGGCTATTGAAATATATCGCCTAACCCTTGCCTGGTCTTCCGGCGGTATCGGTATCATGTCGTATTAATTCATTGTAAAAATCTGGGTGGTAAATGCAATCCTCTGAAATATACCCTGAAAACTCAAGCACCTTGCCGGTTTCCAGGTTTTGTGTTTTCCCGTTTGGTAGGATTTTTACCGGGTTTCCGGCAATGTTGTACCAAATTTGGCCCGTTTCCGCTTTTGGCTGTGGAAATCCGTTTGCCTTTAGGCTTTTGCAGAACTCAAAAGTAAATACAACCATTTTTAAAATCGGGAGACGCGGAATGATAACACGCCCCCCGACAACTGATAAACACCTGATAACCAACTTGAAAAACTTGGTGGCGATGGCGGGACTTGAACCTGCGACCTTATGATCATGAGTCATACGAGCTAACCAACTGCTCCACATCGCTGTTTGCCTGATTTCCTCCAGGCGTAAGGCCCGCAATCATTTATGCGGGAAACTTTCTTTGTTACCGGGTGGAATTGCTTTACAGTTTTTCCACCCGGATTTTCCGATTGTTGTGCGTTTCGGTTAGGGATCGAACCTAAGACCTTTGATTTAACAAACCACCGCTCTAGCCAACTGAGCTACCGAAACAAATTACCAAGTCAACTTTTTGACCTGGCCACTACGCTTTCAATTTAAAGGTTCCTGCGCTCCAAAATACATTTATCCTGAAACGCAGGACCATGAACATTCGGCGGTCCTTTACCCCGCCTTTCTCACCGTAAGAGTTTTGCCTTTTTATATTCCAGCGCACTTTGAAGGTCGCGCTTTGTAAGTCTTCCGTCTTTCCGGTGGGGCAAATATAGCACTTTTTCACCTTCAACAAAGTACCCATCAAGCCCCGCGTTCAAATAGTATTCCGGGTTATTGTACCCTGAATAAAGCACATCATCAATTCCGGCGCCCATTTTAGCAGGGGCAAACACGGCGCAATAAAAGTCAGCAGCCGTTGTAATCTTCCTACCATTTGCCGCCCTGCGAATGTAGCACCCCGTCAAACGCATGATTTCCTTTGCATCGCCCGCCCGGCATGACTGCTTAACTTCATCCAGGCTCTTGCCTAATCCGTTCAACCCGCTCCTTGTAAACTGAATCCACCCGGCGGCAGCCCCATCATCCCGAATCCTGAAAGGATCTATACCGCACTCAGAATATGCAACCAGGTAAATGTCCTGTGGGCGGCATCCTATCTCCCTCGAAAGCGCCCGTGTGCTGTCTCTTACCGTCAAAAATTGTGCCTCGTTTGTGTGGCGTTTGAGTATGTCCTCAAATCTGCTTTCCGCAAAAAAAGAGGTGTCGTTACTCATTACCGTAGGGTTAATAAATGCTTGCTCAAGGTGCTGTAACTCATCCGATACCCTTTCGCCATTCAAATAGATCAACCCCCCGATAAGCAACACAATAGCTCCGTTTTTAAGCGTGAACGGGTTGTAAGCCAGATACCTTACCGCCTTGATTGACATTGCAAGAAATTCAAGAAAGCAAACAAAGAGCTTTGCCGCCTGAATCATTACCCACGCCAAAGCCATGGCCACAATAAAGCTGAAAGGGCCGAGCTCAGTGAGTAGGATCTGGATTAGGTCAATGGCGTTTTTCATCTTGCTCTTTTCTTTTTCTGTGCTGGTTTATGGATATTTCGCACCCCGCAATTTTAGAGCTGACAAATGAAAGCAGGTAAAGGCGGATATCGTCTCTAACCTCAAGTGTTTCAAGGTGGTCAAGAAACTCCCTGTGCTTTTCAATTTCAATCTCTTTTTTTGCAATGTGCGTGTCAATGTCAAAGTTTTCCATAGCCTCAAAAAATTAGGTAAGCTATCCCGGCAATGGCTCCGACCTGAGCCGCCGAAAATAGCAAGATGAAAAGACAAAGGTCGATGGGTACGGGCAAAAGCGCCACAATGATGGCCACATGGCTTGGCTTGTCGTATCCCAAAATGTAAAGCACCAACAATGTAACGAACGCCGTAACCGCGTTAACGGTCCAGCTCCATTCGGTACGCCCACTACCTCGCATATTCCCGGCACTAATCCAAAACTTTGAATTGTGGATAGCCTGTTCAAAATCACGCGCCCAAAGCATCGGCATCATGCACACCGTCCAAACCTTTACCGGGTGGCCAAGCTCACGCTCCAGGCTTGCCCGGATTTCTTCGCGGCGGCTGTCAGGCTTAACTGAGTACCCAACCTTTCCCATGTATGGGAATGACGGGCTAAACAGGCAGTAAACCCACCCTACTTTTGGCAGGTGTTTTATGCGCTGCGTTTTGCGAAGGAATACAAAACCCGCAGTTATTATGGCA